GGTCTTACGTAGTCTAGGATCAGTCATGGGCACAAATGGTGTAGAGAATGTAGCTATAATATTAGCCCCATCAAAGCTACTTCCAGATTCCATCTTATATACATAGCCATCTGTCTGAGCAAATACTATAGTCTCAACACGGGAGAAGTAATCACTGTCTGCTACAAAGGCTTTAATACCCCTTACCTCAGCCCAAGATATTTCACCTGTCTCATTACCTATAATCTGTGTACCTAAAATACCTACAGCATTCTGAGCAGTAACAGAAGAACTAAATCCAAACAAACGGTACTGTGACTTCTCTCTAATAACCACACTACAGAATGAAGCAGAGGAAGCAATGAAGCTTGTCATCTCACTCTGAATAGACTTAGATACTACAGCTAAACTAAAGTCACCAATCTTATCTGTTGCACTCAATAATCTTAGACCGTCAGGACCCAAGAACATAATGTCAGAACCAATCTCTTGGATGGTGTCAGTATCAATACAGCCAATGTTTAATGTAATAGGCTGTAACTGAAAGTCAGCAATCGTATTACCTACTAGTCTTGATATCTTTTGCTGACTAAAGATAATTAACTGCTCACGGAATACAATCAAACCAGTGATTGCACTACCCATATTAATAGTACCAGCACCATTGGCTGCACTAAAGTCATCATCACTAAAAGGTGCAGTGAAAGTTAGTATGTCACCTTTAGCATAGAACATCTGATTCTTAAACCAGCAAATATGTTCTGCAGCTAGTACTTCACTTGGTGCTTCATTCAATGCTCTGAAAGTAGTATTGTCGTAGAGGAATGGGGCATTGACACTATCAACACCGGCAACCTTCTCAGTAGTACCAATACGATACTTCTCAAATCTATTCTTTGAACTGCCTGTTCTGTTAGCAGTTAAGAAAGTAACAACTGCATTGTCTGCTGGGCTAGATGCTAGATTAGGACTAATACTTAAAGTAGCACCACCCGATGTAACAGTTGCATCTGCTAGTACTGTATATACTAGGTTTACTCCAGCTATTGTAAATGTATCACCCTCTTGTGGGGCATAAGTAAGACCATCAACAATTAAGCTAGCACCTGTCTGTGCTCCACCATTAACAAGTACAGTACCATAGCTAGGTATATTAATCTGAGTCCAACCAAAGCTAGAACTTTTAAATACAGAATTATTACGTACTGCAATAACGCTACTACGCCATGCTGCTAATCCATTAATTGTTCCCGTATTACTTGTTACAGTAATTACTGCAGCATTTGCTGGGCTTGATGCAAGACTAGTTGTAAGGGTTAATGTTGCACGTTTAAAAGTAGAACTGTACGAAACACCACCTGATGCTATAGTATATGTTCCTGCTACCCCTGCAATAGTAAAGACAGTTCCTTCTGCAGGAGATGTGTATAAATTTGCTACTACTAAAGTTGTTCCTGTTTGACCACTACCATGAACCCTGATACTGGCATACGATGGAACAGCAGTAGTATCGTACTTCTCAAATCCTTCAATCCTACGATAGCCACCCTCAATGGACGGTTCAAAGTTACGTAGTATCCTAGCACTACCCGGCAAAGAGATACCGTGCTGTAGTGGAGGCAAGTTTGTTACTAGACCACCCCTAAACTCAAACGGGTACGTCTGCCATTTATCTGCCATTAGGAAACCCTAAAGCCAGCAATAGTACGTTTGTTAGTTGCTAGTGCAGTTCCTCTTACATAGTCATACCTATTGATCAGTATGATACGCATATGCTTAATACCCTCTTCAAACTTTGCCTTAGCAATAGCTGCTGCTTGTTCATTACTACGGAACATATAAGCATAGTACATAGCACCTTCGTCAATGATATGACGGTACATCTCAGGGATTATAGGAGTATCTGTTGCATTCTCTAAAGCAGTAGTACTAGAGTAGTATTCGTATACCAGAACAAATGCTTCTTTAGGGGGAGGCACTAATCCAAATGTACGGTTAGGGGCTTGAAATACATATTGAGGTACATCACGGACACTAGTGTCAGTTGTGTACTCTTGATCAGCAAACTTCTCTAGGTAATCTTCATAAGCGATGATACGAAGTTTAACTGTATCGTTATTAAATGTAGAACTCTTCTTAATGCGGAAAGTGTCGAAGTCAACAGTTTTCGCATTAGCAGGATAAGCATAGCGAGTAGTACCCGCAGTGAGTGTAGTTTCCTGTGTAGTATGATTCCAGTGCCATTGAAACTGCAACTGGTTGATGTCTTGTATTGCTGAGTTTACTGCATCTTTAGCATGTGAATAGAATCCCTTAGCACTAGCAAAGTTAGCACTTGTCAACTCTACTTCATTAAGACGTTTATTAACGTCATTAACTAAACCTAAGAAGTTATAAGCCACACTATTGCCTTTATTCTAAAGAAAGAAAGATGGGGGCTTTTGACCCCCACCCCACTACATTAGCCAGATTAGGCTAATTGATCACGATCTACTTCATCAGCTACGATACGACCATCTACATTCATAAGCACAGCCCAAACACGGACTACGCCAGCAGTAGGAGCGGTAGTAGCAGCTTGAATTAACAAGTCAATTGTGTCGGCAGTTGCACCGACTACAACAGGCTGGAATGCAGCAGCATTTTGTGCATATGCTCCAGCAGCAGCAGCATCAGCATCGAAGCCGTCAACAAAGTTATCAACGTCAAGACCTGTGCCTAAATCAAATACATTGTCGCTTGACTCACCAGTTAAAACCGTGGTTACTTCCATACCAGCATTTAAAATAAGTGTGTTAGTTGGTACAGTGATGCACTCAATAACGTCAGCAGATGCCAAGGCAGAACCTTTAGCAGTAGCTGCAGCAGCAAAGTCAATGTATTTTTCTACTAAATACGGGATAGGGGCGGCAGTGCGACCTGCTGATGCTCCACCCGTTGCGAGGGTTGTAATTGTTGCCATTTTTATTTCTCCTTAAATTAAGCTGCGTTGTAACGGGCAACAGCGATTGCTTCTGGACGAAGAATCTTGCGACCATACAAGTGCATACCACGTACAATGTCAGCGAAGCTGTCTGGATCACGATAGCTCTCTGTCTTGGTGATTTGCTGAGCAGATGCAACAGCAGCATCTTGACCTGCAACGATAACACCATAGTTAGAGGACTGAGCAGAAGAACCTGCTGTACCCGGACCAGTACCGACTTTAGGTAGGTTGTTAGAAACGTATACACGGAAACCATGTAGGTTGTTCAAGATCAAACCATTCTGCAAGCCAGATCCACCGAAGTCACCATTCAATAAACGGCTATCTTCATCTTTCAACAACTCGATAAATACTGGATCAAGAACAATCCAACGACCTTGTGAGTCAACTAACTGTTGATCCAACAAGCGACCCATACGAGCGATTACTTGCAATGGAGATACGACAGTTGCTGGTAGTGCAGTTGCACCGGGAAGACGAGCAGCCAAAGGAATAGAGTCACCTGTAGAGCCAGCTGAAGTCAACTGACCAAAACTTGGACGGCTTAACTTCATTGTTGATAACAACTCGTCTGAACCAGCAGTACTTACAGCTTTTGTGCCGGGGAAAGTTGTACGAACTGTGTCTGGGCTAGCGTGCTTAGCAGACTGGCTGAAACCAGAAAGATAGCCGAGAACGTCTTGGTCATACTGGTCACGCAAGCGATAAGCTGCACGATCAGAAGCCATGCTCATGAAGTTAACATGGCTATGTGCTGCTTCGATATCGTCAATCTTGAATGCGAAGTAGTTAGCTTGGTCAACAGTCAATGTGAAGTCTTCGTCATCGAGGTCTTGTGCTGTGATTTGTGTACCACGAGCATAAGCCTGAACTGAAACTTCTGGCTCTTTGATGATCTTTACAGAGTCACCCATGTTAGCGATCTCACCGAAGTAGTCGCTGTTAGTGATAGCTTCAACAGTAGAAGCTTTACGGAATGCAAGCTGTACTTGCTTGGAATAGATTACTGGGCTAAAATTACCATTAGGTAAATTGCCGTAACCTGAGGCTGATGGAAATGCCATTTTAGATTTCTCCTAAATTGAATGAATGTATTGCTACAAAATACGCTTACATATATTCATGGAGCCTCGTCTATTAGGTGCATATAACTTAGAGTTCTAGATCCGCTAAGGTATATGGGCTAACGCTGTAGGGTAGTCCGTTGAAATACAATGCTGCGTTGTACAGATACTACTAAGGTTTTTGCCTGACTTAGACGGTTGGCTTAGCTAAAGCGGCATCATTAGGCGATTTAAGAAGGGCAAGTAAGCGTAGGCTTACCTGTCCCTTTGTACTACAGGTATAAACTAAAACTGCTATTTGTCAACACTTATCTTGCAGAACCTGATTTA